GGAAGAAGTTCACCATCGTTTTGCCTTTGTGGTATGTGGCCCTGTCAACTTTCAGGTTCAAACCCTTGTCGTATGCCACTTCATCCATTGCGCGAAAGATATCCTCGTTATGGATTGTGGTATACAACGGGTCTTGTACTGACAGGAAGTCCGAACCGCACTCGGGTTCCTTAACCCAAATAGCTTTCTTCGGCAACCTTTGCAGATGACCTTCATAATTGTCAGGCGATGCCCCATAAATGGGACGTTCCTCGACTTCAATGTTTGCCACATGCTCTAATGCTGTCCTGTTACTTAGTCCGCTCATTTTTGTGCCTCCCGTGTTTTCAAACAACTAAGCAAGAGAAGCAAGCGCGGGGCCAATATTGTGGCGTGACAACGAATAGGTGCAAGGTGTTGCGGGACAGTAGGTTACAGGTTGCGCGTTTGTTTGGCATGATTTATGCTAACCCGCTGTGCTTTGCCAAGTTAGCAGTCTGTTCGCCTTGTGTTCGTGACAATATGTCAATGTGACCTAGTGTATTTGTTAACATAGTGGGAACAAAGCAGTTAGGAATAGGACACTATTGTCATTGTGTCGGTAGTGTAGGTTGTTGGGGGATAGGGTGTTAGCAGGGCATGTCTGTTAATGGGGACACGGTGTCTACTATAGGATATGTGTCTACTATTTAGGACACTGGATGCTAGGATACTAGTGCTGACATTATGTCATGACAGTATGACTCGAGGACTGATAGCTGCACATATGCGCAACTAAAAGCCTAGCATCCATGCAGCCTCGAAGCCGCGCCGCCGAATAGTCTAGTAGTTTAGCAACTTAGCAACTGACAAGTTAGTTGTCAATTGATCGTGCAGCTGCTAGGATGCTAGGGGGGCTAGTCAACTAACTGCGCAGGGGATAGTCAATTAGTTTCGCAGGGGGCACAGGGGCCTTGGATGCTAAAGCCCCCCCTGATTAGGTGGGCATACACGAAAATTCTGCAAAAAAGCTGTTTCCTGAAGAATAGCACGAGCGTACTAAAATCCCTAGCACCTAGCACCCCCGTCCCGCCTAGACTTTTAGTAAGTTAGTGCAACGAAAGTGTTGCATAAAAATAGTACCTGTAGGTACAGTTCAACGAAAATGTTGCATGTATAGGCTAACCTCCTATGGCGCATGCCGTTTCGGAAACGCTACTCGCCACTTAACATAATCCAAAAGCAGGTACTATTTTTTGATGTTTCGTCGAGAAATAACAGCTTACAAGGGTGTTATCTAATACACAGCTTTTCCGCAGGGTTTTTGCCCCTAAAAATGTGGGCCTGAAGAAACTTTCTTTTCCTGGAAACAAATAACTTACACAGCTGGCCGAAAAAAAGTGTTGACAAACTGGAAAATCGGGTGTATACTTATAGTATAGAGGGTTAGATAACTAATCTATTAACTATTTGATTTTTGATTTATTAAATTAATTTACTTTTCATTATATCTAATTTATAAAAAAAGGAAATATTTCCCTTTAAATAAAAAAGGAGGTAAAAAGGGAATGAGCAAATATAGACATAGATCTCGCAGACCAAAAGATAAAAATAAAAGACGAATATTGAATTCAGTAAAAGAAACCTGTGTTCAGTTGAAATCAATGGGACTTACTTACAATGAAATAGCAGATAAAACTAATTTAGGTTATTCTACTATATATCACATATGTAATGTATGGGCACCACAGAATCCTGATAGAGTCAAGCAGGCTAGAGCTAGAGCACTAGAAGAGTTAGCGGGCTTAGTATCTAAAAAAGCAATGGAAGCATTGGATCATATTACTCCAGATAGTATGACTCATGATAGAATTGTCCAGCGTAACGCTAATGGTGACATTACTGGAGTACAGCATTCTGGGCCAAATAGTCTCCAGTTATCCACTCAGGCTGCTATACTTATAGATAAATCTCTGGTGCTAAATGATAAAGCTGGTTCACTTAGGGGGGAATCTCCAGAATTGATAGGTCCAGCAGACTTTGCGCAGCTACTAGGGAGCATTCAGGATCGTATTAAGTATCTTACTAATGTGAAAGCTGACTTAGTTACAGGAGAACTGCAGGCTAGGATCATAGAGTTCCAAGATAAGGTCAATACTGACACTGAGATTCCGGCTGACTTTGAGCTGCTGGAACGTGAGGAGTCGGGGTCAGACAGTTGACCGGAAGAATCCTCCCTCTTCCTCCTGTTTGGCCCCGCTCCCGCACATTTACTAGGAGTACTAATGCCTAAACCCAAACCTACTGGCCACAGATCCAAGAAATATGGTCCAACTAAGTTGATGAGCAAGGAACAACGCGAAAAAGCACGCGAAAAAGCAAAGAAAATCGCAGAAGATGTGCGCCGACGTAAGGCGCGGAAGGCTAAGGGAGGCTAAATTGTTCACAAAAGACGACATTACCCACGTAATCCAGCAATGTGTGGATGAATCGCTGAAACGCATACAGATTGAGTTGGCGAATACGGTGCATAAGTCAAATGACTTCTTTGAGGCGAAACTAATCACCGGTAAGGGCGTCGGAATCGCACAATTTGCGCAATTGCTGGCCGCAGAATTCAAAAATAGGGAGGCAGACGACGATGGTTGACTTTATCAAAGACAGTGCAGACCAAATTATCGCCTGGATGGCGTCGCAGGATTTGTCTGAGGCTAATCCGGCTGATGTCGACAGGCTGAAAGCAGTTATTGCCCAGAAACAAGTGGATGAAGCAGTCCATCGGGCCATGGATAACTACAAATCGCTCGAACAAGGCAAGAAGTTCGACGATAAAGCCTTTCGGGACTGGCCGGAACTCAAAGATAAGGAGTCCGACTTCTATGCGCGGGTCAACGAGGAGATGGAAACAAATCCAAACGCACTCAATGACCCATTTGCGCTCTCGAACACAGCTAACCGGATAGGAATCGAGATGGGTCTGCTGCCCGCTGGGTTCACACCCAGGAAATCTAGCACAGATCCCATGGAAACCATCGGTGCAGGCGAGGGAGGACATCCCAGCGAAGGCAAACCCGGAATTGGGGAGGAGTTTTTGCAAAAAACTGGCAAGATCGCAGAAGCCTTTGAGGGCCTTATCGACATAAACAACCCAGAAACCAGAGCCCGTATCGCTAAGAGAGCAGAAGCGGGAGGAGGGCCAGACAATGGCTAAGCGAGTTCCTAAGATCCAATCCGTTAATCAAACTAGATTCAATACTACTAGCCCCATTGCTATCGACTTCACCATCCCAGGGTACGAATTTCGCTGGGTGAACCCGGATGCCCGTACTGCAATGCAGACTTGGCGGCACTGGCGAGCAGTCGAGAAAGATAGTGAATTTGGACAACAGGTGCTGGAGCAGATGCAGAAAGCACCAGATAAATACGGACCAAGTGAAGGAAGTTCTAATTACTTCAGGCGCGGCAGCCAGTTACTACTGGCCTATGCGAAAAAAGAAGATTGTGATGCCTATCGGAAGGCTATGACAGACAAAGCTGACGAGAGACTGCGAGCAGTCGGAGGAAATCTCGGCAAGCAGCGTGAAATCTATATCTCTTCCAAGGATAGGTAGACAAAAAGGTAGGCCGATTGCCTCCACGTTTAACAAAGGAAAAGACAATAAATAATCGACCAAGGAGGCTGTAATGGCCATTCAAGATCCCGCGATGGGTTTTGTCCCCAAGACTCATCCTAAATTTTATCAGATTGTGAAGGTGGCCGCTGATGGGGCCGCGGTTGCGAGGTTTGCAGCCGTATCCATCGTTGGTGGATATGCCGTTGCGTCCGATGTGACGCCGTCAGGCGAGGGCGGAGTTGCTGGTATTGCTATGCATCACGTAGCTGCTACTCCTGGTGTCGTTACGGATTTGATTATCTGTAATGACCCGGATGTTATCTATGAAGTCACTGGTGATACTACTGCTGTAATTACCGATGTTGGCGGTTGGGTGCTTCTCAAGGCCGTTACCGTTTCAACTAACGGACAGCTCAGTACTGCCACCGTTGACCTTCCCGCACTAGCCACTCCTACCGCCGAGACGCCTTTCCAGGTCACGGGACTTTCCCAAACCGTGGACGGAGCTGCGACTAAAGCATTAGTCAAGCTGGTACGCGGAACATTCCATTACTTTGATATCGAACCTACCGCCTAAGGAGGTGACCTAAATGGCTCTTAATCGTACAGCATTAGATAACTTTTACGCGGGACGTAAACCGTACCTCGAAGAAGTAATTGGCATGGGTTTCAAGGAGAAGGAAACTAAATTCTCCCAATTCCTGAATATGAAGTCCGCAAAAGGTGGATGGATTGACATGGCGTCAGTCAGTGGTCTCGGCCTTTGGGCGGAGAAGGCTGAACTGCAAGATGCTTTTGAAGACGACGTAATCCAGGGTCCAGTGGCCCGTGCAAAGGTCTTGACCTACGCGCAGCGTCACATGGTATCCCAGGAAGCTATCGAAGACGACCAGGGTGATGGTATCATCGCCAACCGGTTGCCTGCGATGTTGCGTTCCGGACGCGCAACGATGGAGGTTCTGGGGCACGATATGCTCAACAGTGGCTTCTCCACGGTGCTTACTCCTGACGGGATTGCACTGTTTTCAGCCAGTCACGTTAACCTTGTAGGGACCACATATAGTAACCTCTTGGGCGCGGCTGACATTAGTCAGGCTGGTCTTGAGGCTGCTATCCTGGCCCTTGAGAATATGACCGATGACCGGAACATTCCTATCATGCAGACTGCTTCCAAGATTCTTATCAATCCAGCTTCAAAATGGCTCACTCAGGTTATCCTGGGTTCGGCACAGAAGATCGGGATTGACACTACCGACGAAGCAGTAACTGGTTTCAATGATATCAATCCCATGTTCACGCAGGGTTTGACCACCATTGAATCTCCTTACTTCACTGATCCTGAAGCCTGGTTCCTGCTGGCTGATTCACACGATTTGAATTGGTACACTAGAATCGCCCCCGAGAATTGGTCAGAAGTTGACTATGTCAAAGGTGGGGTTCAAATTGGCGCTCGGTTCCGTGCAGTTACGGCTGTGTGGGATCCAAGGGGTTGTGTCGGAAGTGCAGGGTCTTAGACCTTGACGTAATGGGGGGCATGCTTTAATGTCCCCCAGACCCAACATTGAAGGGAGGGCTGGCCGTTAATGGCAGAGATTTTAGACAAAGAACTGGCAGAGCTGCTGGCCCTCGAAAAAGAACTAGCCAAGGCAGAGCAATACTATAAGCAAAACAAGATAGCGACCTTTAAGGATCTCGGCAATCAGAAGAAGTTTACCGAGAGCAAAGCACAAACTAGACTGCTATTCGGCAGTAACCGTTCCGGCAAATCAGTAAGAGGGACGGTGGAAGAAATATCGTGCTGCCTTGGCTACCGTCCCTGGCTTCCTTTAGATGATGAAAATCGCATAGTTCGGCTGGCAAATGGCGAGCCAATGGTCCCACCCATAAGAGGGTATCATTTACTAGAGAACTTGAAGGTCGCGGGCACACAGGTCTTTATTCCCAAGATGGAGGAGTGGCTGCCTAAAGGTGTGGCTACGATCAAGAAGAATAATCTTGGTCACCCAGTATCAGTAAACTTTAAGAATGGGTCAGTCATCCATGTTCTGTCACAAGAGCAATCGGTTGCATCAATGGAAGGGTGTTCAGGCCAGTTCGTCTGTAGTGATGAGCCAGCTCGAAGAGACATGTGGATCGCGCTCACGCGTGGTCTGATTGATTTCTCCGGCATAGCGTGGATTCAGGCCACGCCCATCAAAGCATCTTTCTTCATGGCCGAACTTATGCAGGAAGCTAGCCTCCCAGGCTCTGACATAGATTTAATCTCAATCAGCGTCGAAGACAATCGCAAGTCGCGCGGAGGATATCTCGAAGATGCTGCGGTAGATCGTTTCATCAAAACTCTAAAACCGCACGAAGTGGCGGCGAGACTACACGGCAAACCCGCCCATTTGGCTGGTGCAGTATTTGATACGTGGAAACCTCGACCGCCTTTTTTCGTCGATCCCTTTGATATCCCGGATGATTGGCCCCGTATTATGGTGGCAGACCCAGCAGGGAAGAAGCCTCTAGCTGTCGTCTGGATCGCAATCTCGCCACACAATAAATGGTACATCTATCGGGACATGTACGACTCTAGTATCCACACCGCCAAAGCTGCAGCCGAGCGTATCAAGACCCTGGAGAACTGGGAGCAAGACAAACGAGGCGTATGGCGACAAGGGCCAGAAAGCGAACCAGTTGTTCTGCGGCTGATCGACACTTCCGCGAACACCAAGGAATTTACTTCTGGCCAAACTATCCTATCTACCTTTGCGAATCATGGCATCATGTTTGGTCCGGCACAAAAGATAGGATATCTCGCCAGTATAGACCGCATCAAAGAGATGCTAGGCGATGACAAAGAAGAATACGACTGGGACACCGGGCCTGATCTCATTGTCTTCAACACCTGCCGCCGGGTTGGATACGAACTCCAGAACTTTATCTGGCAACCCGACTCGGTTCAAACACAAGCATCCGGAGCAGACTCTATCGAGAAACCTCTGAAAACAAATGATGACTGTATCGACTGTATCAGGTACGCTGTGATGACACGAGCACGGTATCACGCTCTAGTACACCACTTAGCAAGAATGAGAGACACATGGTAAAGATGCCATTAAAGTGGCGCAAAGAGCGCGGTGCCTACTATGAGGACCGCATCAGCCAGACTAAGACATACCGCAATGAGGTCATCACAAAGCGGGAAAAGCTGCGTGCGTTATACAACAAAGAGCCCGGCGGGTTCGACTCCGTGACTCCATTCAAGAACGCATCGGACATCCACCTGCCACTCATTCTCGACAAGATCGAAACAGCCGTTCCCAAGGTTGTCTCAGCTATGTGGCGAGCAGAGCCGTTCGTGAACGTCCGCAAGCCTAATGGCATGGCTGACACTAATATGGCTAAGCACGTCGAGACCTTCGCCTCCTGGGCCTTTCGCAATGACATCCCGATGTTCTACGAGTTCTTCGAGGGCTTCAACCGGAATAGATTCCTGGATGGCACAGCTTTCGGCAAGATCCGCTGGGTGCGCAAATGGCGCAGAACTATAGAAACTCATACACTCGCAGGCACAGTTCAATACGAGGAGGACGGACCATTAGAGGATAAGAGTTCAGATGAGATTTTCGCGGAGATATTCTCCATAGGTGACCCAGATAATTCATTCTATAAGGCTACAAAGAAAAAGGGCAATCAGTATGAAGTGAAATTCATAGAGGCTGGTTTGCCCTTTACTGCTACTTGTTACATCAATCCCGGCGAAAAGATGGGGGAATTAGAAGTTAAAGTCCATCGTGACATTATCGAGAGTGACAGCCCAGTCTGCGAGAATGTTGATATCGAGGATCTTATCTTTCCCTCCAGAACCAAATCACTGCAGACTGCCGACTGGGTAGCCCATAAGACGTGGTATTCCATAGCAGACTTGAAGCGCAAAAAGAAGAAGGGTTTATGGCAGATCTCTGACAAGGATATAGCCTTTGCTCAAGGGACTAAAAGACAAAACGATGACGAAGCTATTGGGGAGTTGGAAAAGGATAGAATCGTTGGCGAATCTGCAAACACTGGTAAAGAGCTTTCTACGGGGGATGGAAAAGTTGACCCGAACAAAGTTCTAGTTTACGAGGTTTACACGAAAGAATACCTGGATGACGAAGACGAACCTATTGATGTGATCCTCCACATTTTGGACAACCTCGGAGTCGTAGTAGGGATAGAGTATCATGACGAAGTATTCCCGCACGGGCGCAGGCCATTTATTCACGATACGTACATTCCTATTGATGGCCGCGTGTTTGGCATTGGTATGGCGGAAGTCCTCTACGGAATCAATTTATCGCTCAATAAGACAATTAATGATGTAAACAATGGAATGACCCTGAAGACCACTCCATGGTTCCTTTACAGCATATTTGGCCTAGCAGAAAATGCGAAGCTCCTGGATGGTATCCAGCCCGGCGAGGGCATACCAGTAGGAGACGTAAACCAAGTCAAGTTCCCAGATTTCATGCAAGATCCTGCAGCGCAATTCCATGCGAGTTTCGAGACGTTGCGTGGCTATGCTGACAGTTTGACATTTAGTCCGACTGTTGGTGGGTCAAACAACTATCGGAACGCACCGCGCACTGCGCGGGGCACGCTGGCGCTCATGGACGCTGCGGAAGAGAAGCTGAGCAGTCTGGTTGAGCAATCTCAAGCAACCTCGTGGAAAGAGATGGTCAAGCAAGTCATCTCTCTATACGGAAGGTATGTTGGGATTGACAAGTGGTATTATGTGACTGGCGAGCCTGAGCCTCGTCGGATCTCTCCTCGGGAGCTTCGCGAGAATTATCAGTACGAATTCTCTGGTAGTCTTACCAGCGTAAATCGTGACATCCAAAGATCCTTGGCCGAGCGGCTCTACGCCGTTCTTAGTAATGATCCGCTGTATCAGAGTGACCCCCGCGCCAAGCAGAATCTCATGCGTAGGTTTGCCGAACCATTCTCAGAGACTGGCGAGATCGACAGTATCATCCCAGCTTTGCCGGGTGAGGGGTCTTTCCCGCATCCTCCGTGGCAGCAGGAAACTGAGATGTATCAATTACTAGCAGGTATCTATGTTGAAGTGCTGCCAGTAGATGAGGATGAATCACACTTGAAATATATCGAATCATTCAAGAAGGCTGAAATGTTCAAGACTGCTAATCAGCGTGCCATCGCCATGATCGACGTGCATGAGCAGGAGCACAAGCGAGCCCTGCAACAGAAGATGCAGCAGCAAAAACAACAGTCACAACAGGGCATGGCGGGCTCCGGACAGCCACAGGTTGCCTCTGCAGGGAACCCGGCGCAAGGTTTGGCTGGCTATGGCGGAGAGTTATCGGCGCTGGAAGGCGGTGACGTTTAATGGAAGCACTGGAATTTGTCAATCTTGTATCCAGTCAACTCGGTTGGGGCACTGAAACTGATGTGTCTGCCCCCACACCAGAAGGGCTAAAGATCCTTCAAGTTACTAACACTATTATCGCGTCAATGCAGAACGACAAGAACTGGCCAGAATTGCGCAAAACTGGGTATCTAGCTATAAATGCCCCGAAGACTTCTGACCCATTTGCAACAACTACTTTTGGTGCGGCAGGCGTTACACTAGAAAATGAGGCTGACCCCTTCTTTAGCATCCTAGACAGTGTCGGAAAAATCGTGCAGGTAGGGGCCTTTAAGCCAATCTATAAAATTACAACAGTTTCAACTGTGCGCATCTGTGGGTTCAATACTGCATGGCGGGATGAAAGTTCTTCTGGAGATACCATTGTCATGGGACAAGACACTTACTCTTTGCCCGCAGACTTTGACCGGTTGCTGCTAGGGAAAATGCTTAATATGGGGACGGGGACAGAACTCGAAGAACTCGATCCAGTAGCAATGCGCACCGAGAAATTCAACGATGGTTTCGGTCTAGTACAGGAAGAGGCGCGGTATTTCACAATTCACGGGCTTGATTCTGCTGGCTACCCGCTCGTACATTTCGACCGTATTTTTGACAAGAACTGTACTATCTCGTATGAATATCAAATGAAGCATCCTACTCTAACCACTAGCACTGATCCTATTTTATACCCGGTTAAATACATCCTATACATCGCGGATAGTTGTATCGCAATGTTACAGCGTGACGTAGAGAACTCCGCTAACGCAGTGCAAACCTCTACGGATAAGCTGCAGAACGCTCTGAGAGTCGGGGCCAACCCCAACAACTCTCGGGACCGCATGCGCATCAGAACCCAGGGTGCGCTTCACGGCGCGTTCAGGAGACGGTAATGGCACAGCTCAGAGAATCACGACTTAGTATAACTGGGACTCCTTTTACATCTGGGTTGGACTTGTCTGCTTCGCGAGATATGGTGGACGAAACTCAACTCTGGGAAATGGAGGGTGCCTTTAACAGCGAGAATAAAACGCTGATTCGCCGCCCATCTTTCGTGCAGTGGGGAACCCAGATTATCGAACCTACTGCGGCGGTTGCCAACAATGGCGAGCACATCTCCAAGGCGCTTATTATAAACAGCACTTACTGGGATGAAGTAGAAACCGTAGGCAATTCAACGTCTATGATCTTTGATAATGGGACGCTGGTTTTATCTGGATGGCAGGCCGCGTCAGGAGAAACTGGATCTTCTACTACTAGAAGAGGGTATGTAGGCAATGAGACGTTTAATGATGATGTTGGTTTTGATGGCAGTATTTTTCTATCTTTCGTACTACAGGCCAAGTTTTTAGAAACCGCAGAATTCGCCACAATAAAGTTTGCGGTGAAAGCGGACCAGCAAAAAGAGATAGCAATCACATCTGCCGGGATAGCACTAAAGACTGGGGTTGGCACCTATCTTTCTCTTTCAGGTACAGACATAGCTATAGATGGACTTCCACATCGCATTGATATCAGTTCTGCTGGGGGCATAGCTTATAGAGTATCTATAGACGGCGTGCTGATTGATGAGGGCTTGTGGGCTTACGTTGCGGACACGGCAGACTTCTTTGTAGAAGTTACTGCAAAAAGTGATGACACCTTAGAACTAACGCCTTATTCGATTTTACTCTCCTCTTTTATTCTGCGGGATAGTTACTACATAAGCGAAGACAGCAAGCCATATTACTCTCCAGCAATTACAGACCTCCAGACTGTGCGCGAGCCCAAGGCCGCTTCCGCTAATGATACGTTCAGTTTACTGGCAGCGGGCAAGAAGTACCTCTGGATTGATTATGCTCTGCGTGGTGTTTGGACTCCGATAGCGCCACTATCTAGGGAGAAGACCCGGTTCTCCAAGTTTCGGGGCAGCACAATTATCTGCAATTACGCGGACAATAGCCGTAAAACAGAAGTCTATAAATATGATGGTGGAGTAATAGAAAAGTTAGACCAAGCTCCAGACATACGATTTACCACAGAATATGCCAACCGTCTTTGGGGGGCTGGAGATGTTAATCACAAACTACGCGCTTATTATTCCGGGGACCGGCAACCAAACTTGTGGTGGAATCCCGACGACCCAAATATTAAGGCAACAGAAGATGCCGAGGACGATGCTGGCTTTATCGAATTTCCAGGTGATGACAAAACAAGAGTGCGCTTTTTATCCGGAGATTTCTTCGGAATGCTCATGGTATCCACCGATGTTGTCTGGCTAGTGACCGGGATGTCTCCTCGCGACTTTGAGCGGCGGAGATTAACTGCAGCAATCAGTGCTGATGGCGCTCAGTGTGGCGTGGATGTTTACAATGATTACTGGCTATTAAGCAAAGACGGTATATCTTCAGCACAGACAACTGACAAGTACGGAGATATCCAGGGTCAGAGAGTCTCAACTTTGGCTAGAGAACTATTCGATACGGGCCACGCATCTGGCCGTATGCTGACTCCAGAAAAACTATACGACAGCAAAATGGTGTATTTTCCAAAATGGAACACAGTATTATTCCACTCAGAAGAAGCTGGGGAAGAAAGTCCTGGAGTTATCTACGCGCTAAACATTGAGTCCAACAAATGGTCGGGGCCTTGGCGAGAAGAATGTGCATCAATGCGCGTAGTGACCCTGACAAGGCCAACACAAGATATGGTAGCTATTGGCACATACGATGGCCGCGTTAAATTCATGACTTCACATGTTTCTAACACAGACACGATTAAAATCTCTTCACCAATTATAACTGGCCGCAGCATAGATCCCAAACTAGACTCCATGAAAAAATCATGGAAAAACTTTCGGTTGAAAATTGTGCCAACAGGCAACTGGGATGTAACTTTCAGGTGGAAAGCAGAAGATCGAGATTGGGAAACCATAACAAAAAAGTTATGTTTACCAGATCATCCATTGATTGGTGATACTTATACAGTTGATCAAAGCCACATAAAATCGGACTTACAGCCAATGGTGTTGGAGTTCCCTATAGATAAACGCAGTCTGTCCATAAAGTACGAAATTTTAACGAATGCGCCGTGGATTAAGTTTAGTCGCTGGGAACTTGATTTCCATGTTGACGGACACGAAAAGGATTAGAGATGCCATTACTTAATATTCATGTCTTTGTAGACGATGAAGTGCCCGCTGCCGAGGACTTTAATTCTATTGGAGAATCAGTAAGCGCTGAAATAGCTGGTGGCAATATCGCTGCATCCAGTCTTGTCTGGCCCCTGGTAGCGCAGGGCGACATTGACATGAATGGGTACAGCATTACTAATATTGCTGGATTCTTTGAGCAGTATCATGTCAATGATTCGTTCACTCTCCAGGAAGCAATTGCCGAGGTCAACTCTGCTGGTGGCGGAACGATTGTCATTGATCCTGAGAGTGTCCCAGTTGCTTCTAATGAGCTAATCACTGCCAACAATGTAAGCATTCTTGGATCTTCCGGTAGAAGTATCTTGACAATCAGCGGGACAGCTACACTGTATGGAATAAAATGCACGGGCAGCAATTTTCGCATGACTGGCGTGCAGATCACTGGCGGTACAACGCTCATCCCATGTATAGTTGTGAACGATAACCAAGGCGCTGCATTTGATAACAACACATTCTCGGCTATCCTTGGCCCAGGCATCTCGTTTAGTGGTAGCGGAGAGCAGACGGCGAATGCCCGCGTCATTAACAATTTCTTTGCCTTCTGTAGTGAGCAAGCTATCTTAGCACTCAACCTAGTGAATTCGGTTGTCGACGGCAACACCTTTGATTCTGTGGATGGGAACAATATTGAACTTGGTGGAGACGCTGACACAGCCTGTCATGAAGTAGTAATATCAAATAACTCCTTCTCTGGTGGGGATGCGCCCTGTATCTACAGTGACCGCTCTACGACTAGCTCTAGTTTCGGACAGTTATCCATAACGGGTAACGTCATGGACGTGACGGCTGGAAATTGTATGGAACTGGGATCTTATATCAATAGTGCTATTACTGGGAATACTATCTTAGATCCAGCTACTATTGCAGTACAGCGCAGTACAATTACGGGGAATACATTTAATAGCACCTTAGAGATTGACACTACTGCAAGCATGTTCTGCGGCAACAGTTTCCGGGGTGCAGTCACCAGGGTCTCCGGCACTGCTAACACAATCAATAGCAATATCTTCGAGGCTGCCGTAGAGATTGATGCCGCCTGGATTTCGACCTTCGTGGGTAATACCTGCATAGCAGGCGTGACAGTAACTGCAACTGACCCAGATGTGGTCGGCTTGAACTGGGGATTTTAATGAGAACAAAATTATCTGAAACCACACCACGGGTCGAATATGTTGCAGAAGCAACGATAGACCTTCCGAAGCTGCCCGCTGTAGGGGACTCCGTGTCTTTACGAATTCACGCCAAAGCTGCAAGTACCTCAACATCTTTGGTTGTTGGAGCAGTTACACTTCAGACATACACAACGGTTGTTGGTACTGTCTATGCTTATGATCTAAATATAGTCAATATTGGCAGTGGAGAGTTTTTAGTGTCCTACGGCTACAGTAACTTGCTGTATGTTGACAGCACTAACGACTATGCTGCGTCGTCCATCACAGCTTATGCGTCCCCAGTACAGGCATCTGGGAATCATACATATATACTGTAATGCAATACAGAATCGCAAAGCCGGAAGATTTGGAGGCGTGTTCCGCTTGCGTAGCATCTACTGGATATTATCATCAGGTGGATTTTACAGAGATAGGCGGGATCGTTCTTCTGGCGGAGAATGACGAGGGAGTACAGGGGGTCGTGTGGGCAGCGCGGTCGGGCAACATAGCCTTCGCGGATTACTTGGCGGTGACCCCGAAATACATGGGATCTGGTTTGGGCGCACGATTAATCATCAGAGGATGTTATGTGTTAAAGAAGATGGGCGTCAAGCAAATAAGGTCTTGTGTGCATTATGATAACCGGGAGGCGCTTAGAATTGACAGCAAGCTGGGAGCATTGGATGGTCCATACGCCCAGTCAGTTATCGTACTCTGAAAGGTACAAAGATGGGAACTAAGAAAACGGAGAGCACCCAGACGCAACAGAGTACGGGCAGCACCCGAACCGGAGCAGTCTCCTCCCAGGAGCAGCGCCTGCAGGAACTGTTGTCGGGGTTGGCTGGGCAGACTGCCGGTCAGTTTGGAGACATCTCCAACATCACAGCAGGGAATATATTTGATATCCCGCCGGAAGCTATGCAGTATATTCAAGAGGCTTTCGGGCAGCAAGCGCAGCAGGAGCGGCGTGGTGCAGAGTCAGACTTCAAGGATATCATGCTGAAAAACCAGGACTACTTGGCCAAGCGTGGCATCCAGGATTCCTCAATCGAGAATACTGAGGTAGGCCGTAGGGGGAGTGAGTTTCGGAACACCTTGGCGGACATTGAGGGCAGGCGAGCTGGCGGCGTGGCCAGCGCACAGTTGAATCTGCCTTTCCAATTGGCGCAGACTCGGTTGCAGGGACAGGGCGTGGCCAGCGGAATGTTCAGCTCCTTTGCCAATCCACTGCTTGATGCTTTCTTGCGCACTCGCCTGTCCAATACCAACACCACTGGGACTGCCAGTGGGACGGGCACGGAAGAGACTTCTGGATTCACAATGGGTGAGCTTGCTGGCCTCGCAAATCTAATTCCAAGGCCGGGTGGTGGCAGTAATGGCTAAAGACCTAATCAAAGAGCGCCAGAAGAAGTACAGTGATAAAGACAGCACGCCAGTAGATATGGCTCAGGCTCAACTTGATGCTGCGCGGGGGCTGGACGAGAAGAGCTTTCTGCAGACTTTGACAGACCCGAGGTCTCTGATGAAACTTGGCCTCAGTGCTGCTGCGCTGGCTGCTGGATCTCCAGAGGCGGCGGGATTAATCACTGGGCTGGACCTGCTGGAGTCTCCGGGGGAGATGGCTGCGTCCAAGGGCGCAAAGTCACAGGCTGTCGGATCTGCCACCAAAACCTTGATGGATGCCAAGCAGAAGGAAATTGATAATGAGTTAGTGGAATTAAAAAGTAGGCGGGATTTATTTGGCAATAATCCACAACTATATATAGCTGCACACCTCTTGCAAGATGGGGCTACCAACGCACAGCTGTCAAATCTTCTTAACTTCCCGGATGAATTTGCTTGGGATAGGCTGGATGCTAGTAGAAAAAGCCAGGAGAAATTAGAAAACTACGCCGCTATAATCGAAAAGGCTTTGGCCGAAGCAGATAATGAAGAGACTGCAACCGAGCTTACTAAGCTGTTAATCAAAACCAGGATACCCGGAGCCAACCTAACAAACGAGGAAATCAACCACATGATTGAGATGGTTGGAAAGGGCAGTGTTACGCTGTCGGAAATCCTTGGCACAGTAGCAACCAAAGTAACTGGTGGTAGCCAAATTGATGCTCAAATAGCGTACGCTGGGGGAGCAGACCCCATACAGGTTCTAGGAAATCTGAAAGCTTTATTGTCGCCACAAGAACTTACTAACAAAGATCGGGCCGCACAAATGGCCCTGAATGAAGTTTTTGTAGCAAAGACTATAGCGAAAACTAATACAGATGGGACTTATGATGTATTGGCATCTCCAACTATTACGGAAGCCATAGGATTTATGGATGATCCAGAACAAAAAGCTATCGCGCAAGAAATGGCCGAATCGTGGGGATTTGCTGGAACATCTCAAGCCGAGGTAAAGCTGCGTTCTGATGTATATGCCACACAATTAGCTGTAATGGCCGAAAAGAACATTATGTTGAAAGGGCTAACTCTGCCTGAGCTGCCAGCAACTTGGGCCGTGGACACAACTAATGAACTAATGCGAGACTCTAGGGCTCTTACTATGGAGGCTAACAAAAGTATTGCAGGTGGCAGACTCGACTCCCTTCGCGCATCGATTATCAATAACACCGGATTCGCGCCAGGAACTGATGGCTATAAAGCAATTCGGAATAAGGCCATAGATAGAATCAGGGCAAAGACGACTGCTTCTGGGCTATCAGAAGCTCAAATATATGAGCAAGCTGCTGCCCTTATTGCAACTAACAAAGAAGATTACACCGAGTATGGTGCAGCCGCACCAGGACGTTCCGATGTAGTGGCAGACGAAAATGTACTGGAGTAGTGCCTTACTATGAGCGACCTCTATAGTAGGAAATCCGCATACGATGATTATATAGATTCCGGTATGGACCCTCAAACCGCGCAGTTGCAAGCCGGGCTCAGTGACCTTGAATTAGGCGCGATGGGCTTGGAAGCAGATCCAGAGGCTGCTGTCAGCGAGCACATGAAGTCTGGGCTGGTGGCCCAGGACTTGGAGGACTACGGCTATGTGCCTATAGGGTTCAACGAGGAACAAGCAGGCATGAAGTTCGTTGAGGAGGTTGGTCCGGAAGATCCGTTCGACACTCTTAACGCCATGCTCGCAGACGAGACAGGTGGGGATAGTTGGTGGGTATCTGGGGCCAAGGCTGCTGGACGTGCGACAATGGCTGGATTCCAGGGAGTGGTGCAGTCTGTTGTGTTTCCACACCAACTGCTGACACACATGCTTGCCGAGGAGGACTGGCGCACTGCTGTACCTGGGTATCTCCGACCGGAAGAGTGGGCGAATAATCCTGAGTTGGATTACAAGTACATTTCATTCCTGAAGGCTTTAGATAGCAGCCAGGACTTCTCAGATTTTGTAATTACGGACGAAGACATCAATAGAATAATGGGCGAAGGGTCAGTTGTCTCTGCTGTAAGTCCACCAGTTATACCGGGCGGGATGCCAACAATCGGGCTGACCGGACGTGGAGCCATGCTCACGGCATTTCATACCGCTGATATGGTTGTTGACATGATGACAGATCCTGCAACCTATGCTGCGAATGCAGGTATATTCAGCCGGATGCACAATCTTTTCCGCAGGATCGGGCCAGTCCCAGCAAAGGCACAGGCTCTTGCCAAGATAGCGGCCAAGTCTGGACAGGTTGACGATCTTGTGGCAGCCCGAGCAATGCAAGATAAGCTTCAGGACTGGTTGTTCAATCGAGCAAATCGGGGTAAATTTAATCCGGAACAAACTGCTCGACTATTCAAGAAAATTGATGAAACAAAAGCTTTCCTCGATTCAGAATTGAAATTAAGAATCGGAGGCAGCGGCGACGATATCTTGGCCAACCAAGTGCCCCTCAATCGACCAGAGAATATTACTATCCCCAAAAAAGGAACAGCCACAAAGTCGCGGATAAGAATAGCAGAACAGCGCAAGCAAGCCCTGACAGACTATCCTACTTCTACTCGGCCTAAACCCAAATTTGAAGATGTTGACGAGCAATTACAACGCGCCATAACTGGTCCCGATCAGGCCGAACATGCAGCAGAAACTGCGGGAGCTGTTATTGCGGGAGCTGATCCACTTGATGATGTATTAGTGCATACAAACATGCCAATCAATGGCACGAAAACATCCACTAATTTACCGGCCCCTGATATTGATGGAGTTGGGGCCAATGGCAGATTTATGGCTTCAACTGAGCGAGTGAAGAAAGTCGTCAAGGAATTTGAGGACGCTCAGGACGCCATGCTCAATCATATTGACGACATGACTAAAGAGCTGGATGACATTCCCAATGGATTGAAAGCCGCAGAACAATTAACAGATCCGGCGGAGAAGAAGGCCGCCATAGCAGCCCTGAAAAATGGCAAGAAAACTTTAGCTAAAGACATTAAAGACCTGGACAAACAACTAAAAGAAATATCTGATAACATCAAATACGTGCGAGAGACTGGCACGCTAAAAGGCACTGCTGCAGACTATGGAGTCAGGTGGCCATCCGGACCACGGCGGGAACTGATAGATGCCGGGGATTTTGCCACCAGTCAATTTGGTGATAAGTGGTATCAAGTGTCCGCGCGTACCCTGTACCCTAAATCTATTGTTATGAGGCCAAGAGCCCTCATGGCATTTGATAGGTGGTTCCGGGAATCTTGGCGAGTTCTC